AGCGAATACAGGAAGTCAAGGAGGATGCGCTTGCCATCATCCTTGATCTTCTGCCACATGTTCGTGCCCTTCTGGCCGATGCTGTCGAAGATCGAGCGCGCCGTCGAGTCCAGTGTGGTGAACACCGTCTGCATATTCGCGACGCCAGTCTCCGTCGCCTGCTTGACGCGCAGCGCGCCGTCGATGCGCGCCTTCGACAACTGTCCTTCCAAGATTATTTTTTCGCGAATCTTGTCGGACTCGGGATCGAGTGCGTCGAGCGCCTGAATCTGCTTCTTGACTTCCAAGTCGACCTGCCGCGCGGCCGTCAGCAACTCCTGCTCAGCGGCAGTTTTGCCGATGAGGCTGATCTGGAATTCGATGTCGCCGACCTGCTGCTCCTGCGCGCGCTTGAAGTCATCGGCGAGCTTGCGGTTCGCCGCCGCCGCATCGCTGGTCGCTTCCTCCAACTTCGCCAGCGCGTCGGCTTGCTCCTTCACCAACTGCACCTGCGCCTTCCAGTACGGTTGCAGGTCGAGGAGCTTCTGCGTCAGTTCGCGATAGCGGTCGAGCGAGATGCCCCCGCGATTCCATTCATCAGTCAGCGCCTTGAAATCCGTCGCCCAATCGCTCGCGAAGCCGGACTCATTGACGTTGATTTTTTCAAGGACAGCGTTGAAACGAGTGACGGTATCGATCGCTTTTTGCGTAGCCGACGTCGTCGCAGTCATTTTGATCAGCGCATCCTGCTGCGACTTGCTGAACGTTTTCCACACCTCCGACGCTTGCAGCTTGGCCAGCCCCTGCTGCGCCGCCGTCAACTTGTCGGTGCCGTTCTCGAGTGCGGCGAGTGCAGCGTCGGCGGCAGCAGCTTCCTGCCGCATGCTTTGCAGCGCCTTGGTGAATTCATCGAGCTTGTTCTTGTCATCGCCCAAGCCTTTCGCATTGAGCGAGGTCGGCGTGCGGATGACGTTCGCGTTGGTGCCATAGCGCAGGTCGCGCACGTCCGACGTATCGACGCCTTGCAGCTTGGTGAAAATCGTCTGGTCGCGAATCGCCGTGTAAATCTTCAGCTTCTTGGCCGTCTCGTCCAGCGTTTCATTCAGTGCCTTGAGGTGTTCGTCCGCGCTGATCGCGCCGAACATATCGGTCGCGGTCGGCTGGCTGGCCAACTCGATTTGCTTTTTCGTTTCGGTGACGGTCGTGCCCAGATCGGTGATCCGCTCGACCACCTTGTCACCCGACACCGTGGCAATCGCGAGCGACTGCCAGAACCCCGCGCCGGCGTCGCGCGCGGCGAGAAATCCCAGCGCCATCTGCGACAGCGTGGGAATCAGCGCATTCGCAAACGACATGCGCATTTCCTCGCCGCCCAATTTGATCAGCGCGAATTGATCCTGCAACCGGTCTGCTGCTTCGGCCTGTTCATTGGTGACGCGGGTGACGAGTTCGGTCTGCTGGCCGAGTTCCTTCATGAAGTTCGCCACGCCGGCCGCGCCCTTGCCGAGCACGGCCTGCATCACGGCGACCTTGTTCCCGTCGTCGGCGTACTTGTTCGCCGCCTTCGACAGTTCGAACATGCCCTGCACGGGGTCCTTCAGGAACCGCGCCGCGTCGCTCGCGTTGAAGCCCAGCCGCTTGAACGCTTCGGCGGCCTTCCCTTCGCCGGTTTGAATCTCGACTAGGTTCTTCGAAAATTTCCCCGACGCGGCGGCGACCTCATCCAGCGACGTGCCCGACAGGCGCGCAGCCGGAATAAGCGATGACATTTTCTCGGCCGTCGTGCCGGCCTTTTCGCCCAAGTCTTTCAGGTGCGCTTGCGCATCGATCGCGCCCTCGATCATCGACGTGAACTGATGCGCCCCGAAGCCGGCAATCGTCAGCCCGGCGAGCGCCTTGAACGAGCCGGTGATCGAGCCGATCTTCTCGTTGACCCCGCGCACCTCGGCGGCCACGTTGCTGCCGAAGCGCTGCACCATCGACGTCGCTGCTGACAGCCCGGTTTGCAGCGACGCGATGTTGGTCGCGATGTTGATGATCAGATCGCCGACGCTAAGCGCCATTGCTGTGCTCCTTCGCCGCCGTCCGCCGCGACATCGCATCGAGCCATGCGACCGTGGCCGGCGAAATCGTCGCACCACGTACGCGCGTCTCGGGCTCCGGTTCCGGCTCGTCCCGCTTGAACAACAGGAAGTCGTCCAGCTTCACCGGATCGGGATGCTTAACCCGGTCACGCTGAAGCTCGGCGAGCGTCTGGCAAATCCGCGCCATGCGCAAATCCGCGCGATGCTCCCCCCATGGATCGGTGTGCCACTTCAACCGCCAGAACAACAACTCTCGCCACGGCATCTCGGCCCGCAAGCGATGCACGGTCATGCCGAGATGAGCAGCGAGGTCCATGATGAAATGCTCGTCTGGCGTCAGCCTTTTTTTGCGGCTAGTTCATCCAAGCCCAGCGCGGTATTCAGCGCGGCGTTGATCTTCAACGCGAGCGGCACCAGATTCTTTTTGCTCAGCAGCTTGTCAACCCACTCGGCCGTGACCGGCTTCTGATCTTCATCGAGCAGCAGCTTGACAAACGTGCGCTTCATGTTGGCGTCCATATCCTGCGACGACCGCCGGAACGCGCCGGAAAATTCCTTGATGGAGGTCGGCTCGACAAAAAACTGCATCGTCCGCCCTTGATGCTCGACCGAGAACTCGATCGGCTCCTCGCTGAAACCGTCTAGATCATGTGCCATTGCAACTCCCTCGGGGAAATGCAGCGATCCCCGAGGGAATCACTGCGGGTTTAAGCCGCCTGCTGCTGCGGGTGCGCGGCTGCGTGCGCCGCCGCTTCCTTCATCCGCTGCGACGCTTCCTTCATCCGCTCCGACCGCTGCTGCTCGGCCGCCTTGCGTGCTACCGTGTCGTCCTCCCGCTGCTTGCGTCGCGCCGCCAACAGCGCGCCTTCGGTTGTGATATCAGCCGCGTCGACGTCCGGCGTACGGGTCATGCCGCCGCTGGTTTTCAACGTGATTTGCAGCGTCTGCTTGTCGTCCACCTTCGCGCCGAACACGCAACCGTTGACCGACGCGAGGAAGTCGTACTGCACGTACGTATCCCCGGTCGAGTCGGTCGGCAGCGCCAGCCGAAACGGCTCGGGGTCCGTGTGCATCGAGAACATATCGAACAGCTTGACCTGCTCGGCGCCATCGGTGTAATTCAGGTCGAGCGTTAGCTGACCGTAGTCCGCGAGCCCCGGTATGTTCTCCTTGCCGGTCGACCGCAGATCGGTCGTGTCGATGGTTGCCGCCGTCCCATTCGGGCCGCTGACATTGGTGACCGCTTCGACGTCGATAAACGTCGTCAGCGTCTGATGCAAAATCCGAGTGCCTTGTGCCCCACGTCCAGCCATGATCGCCTCTCCGGTTGACCACTATCGGGGAGGCATCAGTGCGTGCCCGAACGAATCCAACAGGACAACAACGGCGTGCCGGCAGCGCCGGGAAGCTATTGCTGCACATGCTCAGTTCCTTTCGTTGACGGCGCCGCCGCAATCTCCGACGCCTTGCTGCGAACCCAATCCTTTGCTGCATCCGCGACAAAATCAAGCGCGCGCAGCAATCGCTCGTCCTCGGCCGTCTGCTGCTGCGTCACCGACCACTGCTTAAACGCCGCCAGCGCGGTATGAAACCCACGCACGCACGCCTGCGCAAACGCGAGGTCGCCGTAGGTCATTGCGTAAACCACACCCGGAACTCAAGCGACGCGCGGAACAGGTTGGCATCGTCGTCGTACCCGGGCGCCCCGCTAACATCGATCGCGCCCACGCTGAACTGCTTGTAAGCCAGCATCTGCGCCCGCGCGAGTTCCATGTAATCGTCGGTACCACGCCGCGTCTTGCCCCACGCATCGATCTGCATGACGCGCCAGCGTAGCGACGCTTCGCCGCGCAAGTCCAGATCGTCGTTACCCGTAATGGTGGAAATAACGAGCATCGGCAGGACATAGCCCGGCGGTTCATTGGTCACCCCTTTGGATGGCAGCTTCTCCTGATGCGCGCGCAATCCGTCCAGCGCCGCGAACACATGCTCGGCGATATTCACGTTGCTTTTTTCGCCGCCAATCGGACGGCTTTCTCCATGCGCTTTTGCGCCGCCTCGACCGCCGCGCCAGCATTCTTTTCGAACGCCGGGCGCATGAACGGGGCGGCACTCATCCGCGACGTGCCGTACTCGATGAAGCGGCCATAGGTCTTCGGCCCGGCGATCGCGTGATACTTGCCGACCGCGCCTTTCTTGCGATTCTTGGCGGTATCGCCGCGCCGCGCGACCAGCGTGACCTTCGGCTTGTTGCGCACCGTGACCGAATGCCGCACTTCGGTTTCCGCTGGCGCGCGCCGCTTCACCGTGATGATCTGCGACTTGAGGAAGCCCGAGCGCACCGGCGCGGTGTCCTGCACCGCGTCGTAATAGACCTTCGCCGCCGCGAAGTTCGTCACCCGCAGGCCGTTCTTCGCGACCTTCGGGCCGAACTCGCGCAGCGTGCGCTCGAGTTCCTGCAAGCCTTCCAGTTTCATCGTCAGCATTATTTGGTTTCCGAGATGCCGGTTTCGCACAGCAGGATCATGGTCGCGTGGCGCAACTCCACGTCGTCGCAATTCAGGATGTTGTAGTACAGCCCGTCGTGGACCACGCGCATCTGCTCGTTGACCCCGGCCAGATAGCGGATGACGATTTCGTTGTCGGACGCGGCGAACTGCTGCTGCGCAAGGAACAACTCGCGCCCGCGCAGCGTGCGAATCGACGCCCACGTAAAGCCATAGTGCGAATACACCTTGATGTCATCGCCCGCCTCGTCTTGAACGAGCACGTAGTCCTCAATCTCCACGTAGTGGCGCAGGCGGCCGGCGTCCATCGCATCACGCGTAAGTCAGGTTGCCCCACGAATCGAGCAGGTACAGCGGCAGGAATGCCGCTGACTGTGACCCGATCGACCCGCCGGAATTCGACAACTCGCGCACCTCGTAGAACGCGCTCGCCGCGACGAGGATGAATTGCTGCAAGTCCGGTGGCATCTCGGCGAACGTGTCCCAGCCGGTCGACGCAGTGAGCGTCGCGCCCGTAACCGCCGCCCCCGGCACCAATTCGAAGCCCCACGTCTTGGGGTCCGGCGAGCCGACCGTCTGATAGTCGGTGACCGGCCCGGCGCCGTTGGTCATCACGACTGCCGACGCGCGGCCATGCCGTGCCACGAACGACTCGCTGAAGTTGCCGCTCCACTGGCGCTCGGTCGGGAACACA